GTATTATAAGCTCAGAGAAGCACCGAATGGCCAGTATGAGCTTACCTTTGGAGATGGTGTTACATATGGTAAAGCACCTGAAGTTGGAAATAAAATTGTAGTTACATATTTAAGAACTGATGGTGCCGATGCAAATGGTAGTTCTTCATTTACGGCAGGTGAAGATATTACAGCAGATGGAACTGATTATCCACAAACAGTTCTTACATTATCAAAATCAGTTTCAGGGGCACCAAAACAAACAATTGAATCAATTAGACAAACTGCTCCAACTGCGTTTGCTTCTCAACAAAGATTAGTAACACCTTTGGATTATGAAGGTTTAATCCTTTCTAACTTCTCTTCTGTTTCCGGTGTTAAAGCTTGGGGTGGAGATGAAAATATTCCTATTGATTATGGTAAAGTCTACATTAGTCTACAGTTTGCTAGTGGAGTATCATCAGCATCTCAAACTACAATTAAAAATCAAATTCAAACAAAATTAACAGATAATTTATCAGTTACTTCTATTACACCTAAGTTTGTAGATCCTGAAAATGTGTATTTAGAATTGACTACTTCTTTTGACTATGATCCTGATCTTACGGGCTTAACTGCTGGAAACATGGAATCAAGAGTGAGAAGTAGAATCATTAATTACTTTAGTGACAACCTTGAAGGATTTGGTAAAGTATTTAGAAGATCTCAAATACTAGGTTCAATTGATGATTTAGACACAGCTATTCTATCTTCTAAAATGGATGTAGGTGTTCAACTACGTTTGTCACCGACATTTGGTTCAACACTTGCGGCCTATGATTTAAACTATCCAGTCCCCATCGCATTGCCTGATGACGAAAACTATGTAGTTAAATCAGAAAACTTTACAAACCAAAATGGCGTATTAGTATATGTGAGAAATAAACTCAGCTCTACTCAGCTTGAACTGGTAAATGCTACAACTGGCGTAGTTATTTCTGACAATATTGGTTCATATAAAAATACAACAGGTGAAGTTAAAATTGATGCTCTAGCTGCGTTATCAGTCCAAAGTAATAATACTTACATTAAGTTTACAGTTACACCTGCTAACCAAGCAGTGATTAGACCATTGCGTAATTACATTATAAATCTAGATGAAGGTAAACTAAAATCAATCGCGCTAAGAGATGATCAGAATACGAAAGTCACGCTATAATGAAAACGCTTAGGGATTTAGACCGCTTACCCATATCTATGAAAAGAAGTCTGGTAAAAGAAGTTTTACCAGAATATTTTGTTGCGGAATATCCTAACTTTATTACGTTTCTTGAAGCGTATTATGATAATTTAGATAGTGACGAAAACTTTGGCGATTTAATTAAAGATTTATATACAATCCGTGATGTTGAAGATAACACATTATCTCAACTAGATTTAATGTTTAAAGAACTTGCTTTAGGCATATCACACACTCAGTTTACAACACCAAGAGAAGTGATTCGAAACTTTGCTGAGTTTTTTCGTGTTAAAGGTACAAAGTACTCGACTCAAGGATTTTTTAGAGCTTTCTTTGGTGAAGACGTAGAGATAGAATATCCTAAAGAAAACTTGTTTATTGTTGGTGAATCAGAATTAGGTATTGATGGTCTTGATGTTTTACAAGATGGCGGACTATATCAAGTCTTATCAGTACTTGTAAAAGCTCCAGTGTCTTATGCAACTTGGGGTAATCTATATCGTAAGTTTGTTCATCCTGGTGGTTTCTATTTAGGTGCAGAAGTACTTATTCAAACAACACAAACAAATATTCTTACAGCACCAATTGTTAAACTTGATTCAGACGCAGGTGAAATAACCTTTGAAACTACAGTGTCTCTTCTTGGTACACTTACAACATCGTCTGATACAACTCTCATCCAAACAATGGGTGCAACCTCATACGTTTCTGGTGATTCTGATCAAGACTTCATTTGGCATAATATGAATGGCTTGTTAGAAACAGATTCGTCATATACAGATAGAAATGCAGATAGTAGTCAAACAATCTTTACTGTAAGATTGGAACCAAACATGCAAATCCGCGATATCGCTAGCCTAACAATTGATAGCGCTAATGAAACATATTCATCAATTTATGATCTCGCGAAGGCATCTTACGAGTATTATCCTTCTTCTTAATATAAATAATAGAAAATAAATTGTGATAAGCATACAATTTAAGGACAGTTAGAATGACAGCAGTAATTACTGATAAATTTAAAAAGAGTATCGTTCAAGATATCATTGACGGTATTAATGATTCAAGCGATACGTACTACATTGGTTTAGGTAGAGCTGAGTATTGGGATAGCTCAGATACTGCACCAACACCATTGAATGATGCGTCCGAAATTCGTGAGTTTAGAGAAAGCTTACAAGCAATTAAAAAGATTACATCTACCTCCTTTGTTGTTCCACGTGTAAATTGGACAACTGGTACTACATATGCTCAGTATGATGATACACAAGTTGGATATGCTTCTCCAGCACATTATGTAATGAACCAAAACTATCATGTCTTTGTATGCTTAAGAACTGGTAGAGATGCAGACGGTAATACTGTAGCTTCAACTGTCGAACCAACAGGTTCTAATAATGAAGCGTTTGAAACAGCAGATGGATACGTTTGGAAATTCATTTACACTATTTCAGCTTTGGAAGCAAATTACTTCTTATCAGCAAACTATATGCCGGTAAGTAAGATTATTGGTGAACTTGATTCTGATGCTTCTGGTATTCAAAACAAACATAAAGAAATTCAAGACACAGCAATTGGTGGAATGATTACATCTATTGTTGTAACTGATGGTGGATCAGGTTATACATCAAGACCAACCGCAACAATTACTGGTAATGGATCAGGCGGATCTGTTACAGCTTACATCGATTCAGATACAGGCACAGTTGCTAAAATCGAGTTTGACAATGATTCTTCAACATTAGCATATCCAACTGGGTATGACTATGCACAAGTTTCAATTACCGGTGGCGGTGGAACTGGTGCTACTGCAAGAGCAGTTCTTTCAGATGAAGATGGAATTGGCGCAGATGCAAGAAATGATTTAAAATCTTCAGCACTAATGCTCCACACAAAGGTAAGTGGTTCAGCTGATGACTTTATTGTTCTACAAGATTTCCGTCAAGTTGGCCTAATTAAAAATCCTAAGAAATATGGTTCTGATTCAGACTTTACAGATGACACTGGAAATGCTTTGAGATCACTTACTCTTTCAGCTACTTCAGTTGCATTTAGTGTAGATAAAACAATCGTAGGTGGAACATCCGGAACAAAGGCGTATGTTGATGAAGTTGACTCTGACACAATTTATTACCATCAAACCGCTACAACTGGATACGGTACATTTACTGTAGGCGAAGCACTTACCGAGTCTGATGGCTCAGGATCTGGTACAATTGGTTCTTTAACAGATAGTTCTGAAGTAGATCCTTTCTCAGGAGATGTACTATATATTGATAATAGAACAGCAGTTGAAAGAACAACTAACCAAACTGAAGATATCAAGATCATTCTCCAATTATAAGAGTAGATAAAACATGACAATTACGTACACCGAAAACATTTTTGAAACTCGATACAGAGATGACTATGCCGATAGTGATAACTATCAACGAATTCTTTTTAATAAGGGTCGTGCACTGCAAGCTCGTGAACTTACACAGATGCAGACAATCATCCAAAAACAAATTGAAAGATTCGGACGTAATATTTTTAAAGAAGGTGCTTCAGTATTACCTGGCGGCGCTACACTTAACGATGCTTATGAGTTTGTTAAACTAGACACATCAACTTATACTATGCCAACCGATGGCTCAATTGACGAAGAAACCTTTCTTGGTCAATCATCTGGCGTAAGAGTCAAAGTTATTGACACAGCTGTAGCTACAGGCGCTGATCCAGCCACACTGTTTGTTACATATACAAACACACTAAATGCTACATCTGGAATTACACCTATTCGTTTAACACCAGGAGAAGATCTTGTTGGTATTAACACTGGTACAGTTTTAACAGTACAAACAACAAACACTGGCTCAAATCCAGCTGTTGGTAAAGGTGTTAAATTTTCAGTAGCCGCTGGTTCTTTCTTTGTAAATGGATTATTTGTTTATGCCAATCCACAATCAATCGTAATTTCTAAATATGCGCCTGACGTAACAGTAGAAGTTGGATTTAAAGTTGTACAAGATATTGTAACAGCTGATGATGATTCCGGTTTGTATGATAACTCTGGATCTATTCCTAATACTACAGCACCCGGCGCAGATCGTTATAGACTACGTCTTATTCTTACAACAAGAGATGACATTGATTCTGACGAAACATTTGTTTATCTTGCTAAAATCAGAAACTCTGTAATCCTTGACGCAGTAAGTGGTTTTGACCAATACAACAAAATCAATGATGTTTTAGCTTTACGTACGAAAGAAGAATCAGGTAACTATATTGTTAGACCTTTCAATATTTCTTATGATTCCGATGCTACAGACAGCACTATCCTAAACTTAAAAGTAAGTGAAGGTACTGCTTATGTAAATGGTTATAGAGCAAATCAAGCTTTACCAAGTATTATTGAAGTTAATAGAGCTAGAGATACATTAACAATCAATAATGAAGTAGTTGCGGCCAACTATGGTGCTTATGTTATTGTTGAGTCTTTACTTGGCATTCCCAACATTCACCAAATGGCTCAAGTTAACTTACGTAACAATGCTACATACGCTTCAGGATCTACAATTGGTAGTGCAAGAGTAAGATCAGTTGATGCTGTAGGTGATGGAACATATAGGCTATACTTATTTAATATTCAAATGAACAATGGCTCTAATTTTAGAGATTCACGTTCTATTGGCACTTCAGCGACAGATAATGCTCAGCTAGTTTTAGAAAATGGTATTGCTGTATTGAAAGATGCGAGCAATGAAAGCTTATTGTTTGAACTACCAGAACAAAGACCTTCAAACTTAGACGATATTTCTTTCCAAGTACAAAGAAGATTTTTAGCTACAACTGATGCGACTGGCACAGCCACACTAACATTGTCAGCTACTGGTGAAACATTCTCAAATACTTCTGATTGGATTACATCTGTTGATTCAAGTGGATCTATTATTACACCTACAATTTCAGGTTCTGGTTCCACCACAGCTAATATTACAGGTGCGCCAACAAGTTCACAAATTGAAGTTTTGACTTATGTTAACAAAGGTGCAGCGACAACAAGATCAAAAACAGATACAACTACTTCAGGTATTTCTGCTCTAGATTCAGATGGAAATGGTGTATCATATGTAGATCTTCAATTAGTTGATGTTTATGATTATAACTACATCCGTGAAGATTCAGCAAGCGGACCAGATATTTCTCATAAATTTACACTTGATGGTGGACAAAAAGACGCTTATTATGGATTAGGCAGACTAGTTCTAAAAGGTGGCCAAGCTGTTTCAGGTAATGTTGCATGGGAAGTAAAACACTTTGTTCACGGTGCAACAGGTGATTTCTTTGGAATCAATTCATACTCAGGAATTAATTACGCTAATGTCCCAGCTCACACATTAAATGATGGAACTTCAATTGACTTGCGTAACTTTATTGACTTCCGTCCTACACAAAACATCTCATCTACATTCACTGGCGGTACAGCTCGTATTAACGAACTACCAAAAAATACCGACATTGTAAATGCTGATGTAACATATTATCTACCAAGATATGATAAAATTGTAATTGATGAAAAATCAAATTTAAAAGTATTGCAAGGTGTATCTTCACTTGAACCAAAGTTTAAGGAAGTTCCGGAAAACTCACTTGAACTCTATAGAGTTAAAATGAATCCATACACTGTTGACGAAACTGACATGAATTATCAGTTCATTGAAACCAAAGGTTACACAATGGCTGATATTGGTAAGATTGAAAAGAGAGTTGATAGACTTGAAGAAACAACTGCTCTAAACTTACTTGAACTTGATACAAACAGTTTGGAAGTTTTGGATTCTTCAGGAAGTAACAGAACAAAATCAGGCTTTATGGTTGATAACTTTGTTGACCATTTCCAATCAGACGTGAACAACAGCGAGTATAAAGCTTCGATTAACCCAAGCAGAAAATCTTTGCATCCAGCATACGTTGAGAAAAATGTTGGATTGGTTTATGATTCAGATACTTCAACAAATACTATTATTAAAGGCGATAACGTTTATATCAAGTATGATGAAGAATCTTATATTAACCAAGACTTAGCTTCAACAACTGAAAATGTTAATCCATTTGCAGCATTCCAATTTAATGGTAACGTTGATATTTCACCAGCATCTGATGAGTGGAGAGACGTTGTTACTCGAGCTGCAAGAATTATTCAAGGTGGTACACAACTTGATACAAATCAAGAGTTGATGCAGGCTGCTATTGAATGGGGATGGAACGGTGTTGACCAAAATACTGGAGCTACAATTTCTAGAGTTGTAACAAGCGAAACTATTCGCCAAGTTGTAGATGATAGAATTGTTGACGTAGCATTAGTGCCATTTATTCGATCACGTAAGGTATTCTTTAATGCGGTTGGTTTAAGACCAAACACAAAGATTATTCCATATTTTGATCAAGTAGATGTTTCCAGCTGGTGTAGATCTGAAACATTTAAGCGTATCAACTCAAATAGAACTGAGTATGGTAATACGCAAAATAATGCAACGGCACACCCTGATGGCTCATCAGCGCTTTACACTGATGATGAAGGAAGAGTTTCTGGCTCATTCTTTATTCCAAACACAAGTTCAATTAGATTTAGATCAGGTGCTAGAGAGTTTTCACTTCTAGACATTACTGCATATGATCCAGAAAATTCAAGTTCTCTTGCAACTGCAATCTACACTGCGTCTGGAGTAATTGAAACAAGACAACAAACTATCGTTTCAACACGTAGACCACAACCTCCTGCTCCACCCCCAGCACCTCGTAGAACAGACCCGCTTGCGCAGTCTTTCTACGTTGCTGAGGACTATGGAGTATTCCTTACAAAAGTAAGACTATACTTTAAAACAAAATCCTCTACAATGCCAGTATGGATTCAGGTGAGACCAATGGTAAATGGTTCTCCATCTGCCACTGATATTATTCCAGGTTCTATTAAAATTCTATCACCAAGTGAAGTATCAACATCTGCTGATGCTACAACTGGTACTGATTTTGAGTTTGATGAACCATTATACTTGAATCCAAAAACCGAATATGCTCTTGTAGTACTAGCAGACACAACTGATTACACAGTTTACATTTCTAAAATGGGTGACTTTGTACTTAATTCAACTGCTAAACGTATTACAAAACAGCCAACACTTGGTTCATTCTTCAAATCGCAAAACGCTGCAACATGGACTCCAGCTCAAGACGAAGACCTTATGTTCCAGATTTTCCGTGCTGATTTTGATACAACAACTGATGGCGAAGCATATTTAGAAAACAACACTCTTCCAAATAAATTGCTAGGGTCTGATCCAATTGCCACAACAGCAAGCTCAGCTGAAGTAAAAGTATCCCATAAAGATCACGGATTTGTGGTTGGTGATACTGTTACAATCGCAGGAGTAACTGGAACAATTGGTGGAATTGCAGCATCTTCAATTAATGGCACAAGAACAATTACAAAAGTTGATGGAACTGGTTATACATTTAATCACTCATCTTCTGCAAGTTCTTCTGCTACCGGCGGGGGATCTGCTGTGACTGCGACTGAAAATGCTATGGTTGATGTACTTTATCCATACATTCAAACAATCACGCCAGATCAAACAAGCCTTGCATTTACAGGTAAGTTCCACTCAGGTAAATCTTTTGCTGGAACAGAAACTGCATATTTAGAAGATGCCACAACTACAACTCTAAACAATAGAGAAGGTAATTACTTCCAGTATCCTAAAGTGATTGCTAACTCTGCAAAAGAAACAGCGCTTGGAACAAGTACTGCTAAAATGTATGTAGCTATGACAACTAGCGATTCATATGTTTCTCCAGTTCTTGACTTACAAAGAGCTTCATTGTCGCTTATTAATAATAAGATTGACAAGCAGGCATCTTCAGCAGCAACTGGTTTTAACGTACCAATTTCTTATATTGCAGAAACAGATCCTAAAGAAGGTTCACACCTATCTAAACATATCACTAAACCAATTACTTTGGTTAACGATGCGGTTGGATTGAAAGTTCTAATTGGAGCAAACAGACCTTCTACAGCATCATTTGATGTGTACTATAAAACATTAACTGATGACCAAAATATTGATGATGTTTCCTGGATTCTTGCAAGTCAAGAAGAGGAAGTACCAAGTGATGAGAATAGATCTGTTTTCCGTGATTATAGATATTTGATAGGTGGTACAGGTGGATCGCTTGATCCATTTACAGTATTCCAAATTAAGATCGTATTCAAATCTACAAACAGCGCAAAGGTTCCAACAATCAAAGATCTACGAATCATTGCTCTAGGTGTTTAATATGAGGTATGTTAATGTTGAAGGTCACAGCGATTTAGTAAAAGATATGAAAACTGGTGCTGTCCTAAATGTAAGTAATGATGTAACAAAAGCTAGAAAAATAAAAGAAAACCGTAAGCAACGTGAAGTTGAATTTGATAATTTAAAAGATGATGTTCAAAATATTAAACTAATGTTGCAACAAATTATTAAGAAGATGGAAAGCTGATGGCTAGGAAAATTTACGTAGATTTAAGCGACCATATTGATGCTTGGCGTGAAAAAACTAACATCATGTCAGGCAATGTTGGTGACCTTGATAATTTAAATGTGCCATCACCACATGATTCTGACGTAGTGGCAGCGATTAATTGGGTAAGAGACAATGCAGATGGAGGTACGAGGAACGTTAGTTTACAACTTATAAACTCATCAGGAACAGTTGTAAAAACAATCTACGGTTTCGATTCAAGTACATAACATCATGGCAGTTCGTAGACCTCTTAAACTCAATGGCACAGATCTTAAAGAGATGTCAGATTCTGACATAAGCAACATTCAATCGAGAATGATCTCTCTTTATGGTCAAAATCCATCGGTTACTCTTTCAGTCGTTTCTTCANGGAGAACTTCGTGATAGACGATTAGCCGCGGGATCTGCTGTAATTGAAGGAGATCCTATTGATCCGGTTTACGTTAAAACTGTAATATATTCTAGAATTAGTCAATCAGTTGATAGTTCAGCTTCAGCTTATCCTGACACAGATAATATCGCTTATCCAGTCTATTTAGATGGAAGCAATAATATTAAATCTATGACTGATTCAGATTTTTATGATACTTTCGTAGAACCAGCTATTACATCTTTAACATCGTCTTCAACTGGAACAGATCAAGCCGGCACCTATTTTGTATCATCTTCAAGCAGTGTATCAGGTGCATCATTAGTTTCACTAATTCCAATATTCACTGATACAACTGCAGACGCTGAAGCATTTGCTAGTGGTCCTTTACCAGAAGATTCGGATCAACCAATTACTATAAATAACTATTACTTGCATCAGATCAATTCATCTTCTGCATCTTCAGTAAACGCATTATCAATTGATAGTGACTATAATATTAGAGAATACGCTGATTCTGACTTTGATAACATTTTACAGAGATCAGTGAGATATGCTGCATCAAATCTAGCATATAATAAAATTCGCTACTCGTACTTTACTGGAAATCAACGTGGAACAGCGATGCTAGATACTATATTGGATTCAGATAACGCTATCATTAGAGAAGGTGATGCAGGTGAATATGATTATGCGAGGCAAGAAGTTCCTGCTGGCGAATCAACAGTGTATGAAACATATTATTTGAGAGTTAATAAAGAAGTGTGATATAATATAAATGGCTATTTTTAGTAATAAGATCGTGGAAGCCAAATTTCTTGATGCATCAAACACAATCATAGAAGTCTTATATCAAGACGGCGATTCCCTTATTTCCCATGCTTTAGAAATAGATCTTGAAAATCAAGACTTTCATGATCTTATGGAAGAGCATACTTTAGAAGACATCGAAAAGTATACAAATTCAAAGCGTAAGAAAGCTTTAGAAAATTATCGAAAAAAGATTGATGAAGAAGTAGAATCTAAAATAAAAGATTCTGTGCAATCTGACGTGCCTATGACTGTGGCTAATATTTTTGATGAGTTAATTGATAAAAGAAATGACATGAATTTCTTATTTCAATTTAAAGCGGCAGTGTTTAAAAATAAAGAAGTAATTTCTTCTAAAGCTGAAGAAACAAAAAAACAAATCCGAAAAAGTAAAGATTTATTTGAAGTAGTTGAGTTACTGAAAGATATTATGTAATGTCGAAAAATAAGATTGTCTATCTTCGTTGGGGAGATAGGTATACTCAAGATCATGTTGATAGATTATACGATCAAGTAAATAAAAACTGCTCTATAGACTTTGACTTTATTACTATGGATGTAAGCGTGGGTCAATCTTTTGAG